GCTTGGCAGGGTCTGAACGGCCAACCTGTTGCTCAGCCCCATCGGAGTGCGTCGGACTCCCAGCTCGATAAGCAGGTCGCACCTGGACGTAGCCGTGGAGGGTCTGCTCCCTCTGCGGGTGCTGCCAGCAAGACCTACTCCTCGAAGGACATCGCCAAGTTCTTTGATGATGTTCGTCGTGGGGTGTATCGGGGGAAGGAAGCCGAGCGCGACCGGATCGAACGCGATATCTTCGCCGCACAGCGCGAAAATCGCATTGTCGCCAACGGTTAAGTGGAGAGAACCATGGGCTACCCTGTTGCTCCTGGCCGCCCCAACTACTCGGGTAACTTCATCCCCGAGATTTGGTCCGGCAAGCTGATCGAGAACTTCTACGATGCCACCGTGCTGGCTGCGATCTCGAACACCGACTACGAGGGTGAGATCCGCAACCAGGGCGATACGGTGAACATCCGTACGACCCCGAACATCACGATCCGTGAGTACGTGAAGGGTCAGGGCATTGTCGTGGAGAACCCCGACAAGCCAAAGCTCCAGCTGGTCATCGACAAGGGCGAGTACTTCGCCTGCGTTGAGGACGACATTGATCGCGTCCAGTCCGACATCAAGCTGATGGACATGTGGTCCAAGGATGCGTCGGAGCAGATGAAGATCAAGATCGATCAGCGCGTGCTGACCGATATGCTCCCCGACATCGCTTCCTCGAACAAGGGTGCGGCGGCGGGTGCGGTTTCCGGCGCGTTCAACCTCGGCACCACGGCTTCCCCGCTGACGGTGACGAAGGACGGCGCTGGCGGCACCGCTTCGGTGGTGGACCTGATCGTCGATCTGGGCACCGTGCTCGACGAGGCGAACTGCCCGGAAGCCGGTCGCTTCCTGGTGATCCCGGCCCGCATGGCTGGTCTCATCAAGAAGTCCGAGCTGAAGGATGCGTCGCTGGTCGGTGACGGCACCTCGATGATCCGCAATGGCCGCCTGGGCATGGTGGATCGCTTCACGCTCTATGTCAGCCACAACCTGAAGGTTGACACGGGTGGGAAGTACAACATCATCGCGGGCACCAAGATGGGCCTCACCTTCGCGTCGCAGATGACGGAGATGGAGACCATCCGCTCGGAGAGCACCTTCGGCAACATCATCCGTGGCCTTCAGGTCTATGGCTACAAGGTGGTGAAGCCGGAAGCTCTGGCCCAGTCCGTCGTGACCTTCGCCTAAGGAGAGATAGACATGGCCGCTTACACGGACTCCCTTGGGTTCTATAAGAACTCGGTCGGCTTCCCGTCCAACTACGCCAACCGCGTCTCGGTGGTTGAGATCGATCTCGACTTCGCCAAGATTGCGGCGGCCCGTACGGCTGCTGGCGCGGCTGCTCTGGCGGCGACCGACACCCTGGTGATTGCTACCCTCCCGAAGGGTGGCCTGATCCTCGGTGGCGGTGCGACGCTGGTGCGTGCGGAAGGCGCGGCGGGCACGGTGGACCTCGGTATCACCGGCACGCTGACGCTGTTCGCCAGCAACTTCAACCTGAATGGGACGGTTGGTGCTACGTCTGCTGGCACCACCCCGGCCTATCTCACGGCTGATACGGATGTCGTGATGACCATCGACAGCAATAATGTCGATGCCGCCCGCATCAAGGTCTCCATCGCGGTGGTGAACCTCGGTGCCGACCTCGGCGTGATCCCGAGCGCGTAACCCGGTGGGGGGCTTCGGCCCCCCATCTCCTCATAGGAGATAGGACATGGGTGTTTATCGCGGCCTCGCTCAGGACAACGTTACGATCACGAGTGGCCGGGCTAAGCTCGACTTCCTCGCGCGTAGCGCCCCGGCGACGCTCAAGACGGCGAACTTCACCGTCGCTGAGAACGAGACCCACATCATCTGCAATGGTACGGGCTCGATCACGGTAACGCTCCCGAGCGCATCCCTCTGGGCTGGACGGGAGATCTACATCAAGACTATCGCGGCACAGGCTGTTGTGTCGGCGTCCTCGAACGTGAAGCCGATAAGCTCTAACACTGCTGGTACGGCCATCCTGGCCAATACGGCGGGGACCTGGGCTCTGCTGGTGTCTGACGGCACCAACTGGGTTATCATGGCGTCCTAATGAGTAGGGGCTTCGGCCCCTACTCTTCTTTTGCTGGAGCCGCACGATGCCGACCAACCTGACCGGCAATAAGATCAAGGATACCTACAGCCAGCTGCTGCATATCGACGGCGGCCCTGCGGGTGCTGAGAAGGTGGTTCATAGCGGAACCGGCGTTGCTACGGCGCTGTCGCTCGGTACGGGTTCTGCCTCGGTTGATAACATCAAGATCGACGGCAACACGATCTCTTCGACCGACACCAACGGCAACATCAATATCACCCCCAATGGTACTGGTGCGGTGGTGATCCCCACGGGTTCGTTTACCGACCTCATCGCCACATCGTTCACCACGTCCCCTGCCGCAGCCAAGATCTCCGTGACGGGAACCTCCGTCGTGGCGAGCGGCACGGATACGAACATCGACATCACCCTGACGCCTAAGGGCACTGGTAGGGTCATCGCCTATGGTGTAGCGATCAATGGTGGGACCATCGCTACTACTGGCACCAACGCCAATATCACCCTGTCGCCAAACGGCACGGGTGAGGTTGTCATCACGAAGCCTTTTGGCTACGGCGGTTCAGGCACTGGCGGCACGGTTACCCAGCTGACGAGCCGCACGACTGGCGTGACACTCAACAAGCTGAGCGGTCAGATCACGCTGTTCGCAGCTACGGCGCTTGCTGGGCACGCCTCCAATGAGTTCACCCTGACCAACAGCTTCATCGATGCGACCGATGTGGTGCACGTCTGCTTCGCTTCTGGCCTGACCGGGGCGAGCTATGGTGTGACCGTCACTGCGGTCTCGGCGGGCTCGTGCAAGATCACGGTCTCCAACTTCAGCAATTCCGCTACCCCATCCGATACGCCCGTGCTCAACTTTGTCGTGATCAAGGGGGTGAATGCCTGATGGCTAAGACGCCTGCTTGGCAGCGCAAGGAAGGCAAGGACCCTGAAGGCGGCCTGAACGCCAAGGGGCGTGCCTCTTACAATCGCGCCAACCCCGGGAAGCCCGGCTTGAAGCCTCCAGCGCCCAACCCAAAGACTGAGAAGGATGCTGCTAGGCGCAGATCATTCTGCGCTAGGATGTCGGGGATGCCCGGCCCCATGAAGGACGAAAAGGGGAGGCCAACCCGTAAGGCGTTGTCACTCAAGGCATGGAACTGTTAACTTGCACCCGCTGTGGGGGTGGAAAACCCGGAACCACGGAGTTTTTTCCGCCGCATAACCGTAAGCGGAATGGGTTAGATAGCTGGTGCCGCCAGTGTCGTGCTGAGTATCGTAACGCTAACTGTCGCGGTAAGTTTCGGGGGGTTATCTCGGATGAGTGCCTAGCTGATATAAAGGCGACAGTTAGGGAGTGTGTAATCTGTGGCAGCGATGAGCCACTGGTTGTAGACCATGACCATAAGACGGGCCAAGTACGCGGTATGCTGTGCAACCACTGTAATCGCGGGCTTGGCCACTTCAGGGATGATCCAGAACTACTGGAGTTTGCAGCTCAGTATGTACGCGAGATGAGCGAGCTGGAGACCTGCTGATGGCTGCTTCCACCCCCAAGAACCCTGCCCTTTGGTCCCGCGTGAAGGCGGCGGCCAAGGCCAAGTTTGACGTGTACCCTTCGGCCTATGCCAATGCTTGGGCTGCCAAGGAGTACAAGAAGCGCGGCGGCACCTGGGGAGGCCCGGATAACCGGGTCAAGAAACCCCATGGCTAAGGGTGGCCTCGGCAAGTGGTTCGGCGAGCAGTGGGTCGATGTAAAGACCGGCAAGGAGTGCGGGCGCTCTGGCGATAAGGATCGCCGGGGCTATCCTGCTTGCCGCCCGAAGGCTGCCGCTGCTAAAATGACTGCTGCTGAGAAGCGATCTGTGGCTGCGCGCAAGACCGGTCCGGCTAGGCAGTCCTGGCCTGTTACGCCCTCCGGGCGGAAGAAGGAGGTCTAGATGGCCGAGAAGTGGATCTCCAAGGCGATCAAGAAGCCGGGTGCTCTGCGCAAGGCTATGGGCGTGAAGAAGGGTGAGACCATCCCTGCCAAGGCCCTTGCCGAGGCGGCCAAGCAACCCGGTAAGATGGGCCAGCGCGCCCGCCTCGCCCAGACGCTGAGGAAGCTCAACAAGTGACCATTCGCTACCTCAAGAGCCGGAAGGACGGCTGGATCTTCGAGTGGGACCCGATCCTGGCGAAGAACCCGCATCTCTATGAGGTGACGGAGGAAGAGGCGTACCCCGAACGCTTCATCCCTGTCGCCACCATCGAAGCTATTGCCGCCAAGCGTGGCCGGAAGAAGCGGGAGCCCGTGGACCTGTTCACGGCTGATATCCCGGAAGAGCCCGGGTTCACGAACGAGGCGCTCAACGCTGAGGCTTCGAGGGGACTTCCGTGACACCTTCGGACGTGATCGTGGAGGCGCGTAAGCTCCTCCAGGATACCCAGGCACCCTACCGCTACAGCGACACAGACCTTCTCGGGTATGTGAACCAGACGCTGAAGCGGATGGCTGTCTTTCGTCCGACGCTGTTCACGAACATCACTAGTGTGCCGCTCACGGCCAACACTGTGATCCAGGACCTGCCCTCCGATGCGCATCGACTGGTGCAGGTGTTCTTCATCGACAACTACAACTCGGTCAACGAGGTTGAGCGTGAGGTGCTGGAGCGGGCCTATCCTCAGTGGGTGTCCGATCCTTCTGGCATCCCGTTCAACTTCATCCGCCACCCGCGCAACGCGACCAAGTTCTTCCTCTATCCGCGCCCGCTGGCCAACCTGACGGCGACGGTTGAGTATGTGGTGGAGCCGATTGCGTACACCATCAACCAGACGATCCTGTACCTGAAGGATACCTACCTCGGCGTGGTGGTGGATGGCGTGGTGTTTCTCGCCTCGTCTATCGACGACGAGCATGTGAACTCCAACCGCGCCAAGCTGTTCCTTGAGTCCTTCACTAGTGCGCTCGGCGTTGATCTCCAGCAGCAGGCGGTCCTCGATAACGAGCGTATGCCGAGCAGGGGTAGGTGATCATGGCATCCCGTGCCTTCTCCACCCTCTCTGCTAAGGTCAGCGCCAGCGTCCCGGGTTGCCCCTACCCGCTGATCGTTCAGTACATCCGTGATGCTGCGATCCGGGTGTGCGAGCGCGCCCTTATATGGCGCTATGAGCAGCCTGTGTTCAACCTGACGCCCGGACAGTACCAGTACAGCTTCAACAAGCCCGCCGACACGCAGGTGCAGGCGGTGCTGATGGCGACGCTGAACAACTCGCCGCTTGAGATCCTCACCCTCGACGACGCGCGGAATCTCTACCCGACGTGGCCGGTCACTTCGACGACGAGCCAGGATATCGAGGAGAACGGCACTGAGCCGCGTTCGGTCGCGCAGGTTGATGTGCATCGCTACATTGTGCTCCCCGCGCCTGATGCGGCGGTGACCTACACTCTGCGGATGATCTACGCCCTCAAGCCCTCGCGCAGTGCGCTGGAGATGGATGAGGGTGTGTTCGATGAATACGAACTGCCCATCATGCACTCGGCGCTCCAGAACCTGCTGGTGATGCCGAAGGTGGAGTGGGCTGACCGTGAGTTGGCTACCTACCACGCCAAGCAGTTCATCTTCACGCTGAACGAGGCGCGGGCGCAGGCCAACCTTGGTGTGTTCCGGGGGTCCCTCTCCGTGCGGTTCCCGCCGTTTGCTTAGGAGGTAGCCGTGGACCCCCGCATCACCGACAACCGCATCCGGCTGGTTAAGAACGACACCGGGCCGCAGATCCAGCTCACCCTGACGGATGAGAGCACGGGGCTGCCGATCAACTTGAGCGGTGCGACGGCTACGCTCTACATGAAGTCTCTCGCCACCGGGACTGTGGTGGTCAGCCGCCCGCTGACCATCCCCACCGGTACGGCCAGCCAGGGGGTTGCCCTGATCATCTGGGGAGCCTCGGATTTGAACCAGACGCCGGGTGACTATGACGGTGAGGTCGAGGTGTTGTTCTCCACCGGGATGCGGCAGACGGTCTACGACGTGCTGAAGTTCAGGCTCCGAGACCAGTTTGCGTGAGGATAGACCCTACCCTTAGGCGCATCCGGGCGGTCGTTCGCACCGCAGCGATCACTGCTGCCTATAAGGCTGGGGTAATTGGGGCGGCGGTTGTCGTTCCCTACATTAGTTTTCGCTACGCCTTAGGTGAGTTTTTCAAGCAAAAGTTCATCACTGATATCGCACGGGTATCAGAAGGTGAGGTTTACTTTGCTGAGGACTACACCGATCCAGGGTATGTTGGGGCTCCATTTATACTAAACATTGGAAAGGTTCTAGCTGATACCGCTGTAGTTAGTGATGTATTGGCGTTCCTATTTCCTAAAGCCTTCAGCGATAGTTTGTCGGCAGCGGATGCCGCAGCTCGCCGGGTTGGGAAGGGCCTAACTGATACCGCTACAGCGGCGGATGCTGCTGCGCGCTCTGCGGCAAAGAGCTTTGCTGACGCCGCCACTCTGGCTGATGCAGCCGTGCGCTCTACGGGTAAGTCCCTGACCGACACGGCCTCTCTGCTAGATGTCGTTGCTTTGGCGCCCAGGCTTGTTATCATAGATCAGCCGGTAGCCTTGGATAGCGGTAGCTTGCGGATGCAGGACTACTGCGACTTCAGCTACTTCGCCGAGGACTACGTGGGCGTCTCTCGCGCCTTTACCTAGGAGGACACCATGGGACCGGTTGAGAAGTTGGGGATGACGGGCCGCCTGACCATCGTGCTGAAGGGCGCTGATGGGAAGGTGAAGGATGTGCGCGAGGTGAAGAACCTCGTCGTGAACACCGGCCTCGATCACATCACCTCCCGCATGGTGGGCACCTCACAGAACGTGATGAGCCACATGGGCCTTGGCGCTGGTACATCGCCTGCTGCTGCCGGTGATACAGCTCTTGGCTCTGCGCTTGGTTCGCGCAAGGCGTTCGATAGCGTCACTCGCACCGGCTCGAATAATGAGAACATCGTCTACGTCACCACCTTCAATGCTGGTGAGGCGACGGG